ACCGGCGATAACTCAATCTATCCATTCTGGAACAACCCAGAGGGCTCCACTGCCACTCTCAGGTTTCTCCCGGACGGCGACGACACCAACGACTTCTTCTGGGTGGAACGACTCATCATCAAGATTCCATTCCCTGGAGTCAAGGGGCAAAATGATGCTCGTCCAGTTGAAGTGCAAGTTCCTTGCATGGACATGTGGAAGCCAGGCAGCTGCCCCATCGCAGCCGAAACACGTCCATGGTGGAAGGATCCTACTTTGGAAGATATGGCTCGCAAGTACTGGCGGAAGAAGAGCTATGTGTTCCAGGGTTTTGTCACGCAGAATCCTAACAAGGATGATCAAACACCGGAAAATCCAATCCGGAGATTTATCATCAATCCTAGCGTGTTTGATGCTATTAAGGCAATCCTTATGCGTCAGGACCTTGAGAATAGCCCTACTGATTACGCACATGGACGTGATTTTTACCTTAGCAAGACAACTAAAGGTGGCTATGCCAATTATAGCAGCTCATCTTGGTCTATGAAGGAACGTGCACTCAGTGAGGATGAGATGAGTGCTATTGAAAAGAACGGCCTGTTCACGCTCAACAGCTTCCTTCCAAAGAAGCCAGATGATGCTCATCTCGCAGCAATCATGGAGATGTTTGAAGCGTCAGTGAACGAGGATCTCTATGATGCAGATCGTTGGGGGCAGTTCTATCGTCCAAACGGCATGCGCATGGATGCGTTTGCTGGCAACAGCGATGATGCAGCAGCTGCTCCTGCAGCACCTGTGACAAAACCAGTTACAGCGGCTAGCATCATGGAACGTGCTGCTCCTAAGGCAGCACCAGCTGATGACGACGTGCCATTCACTCCAGATGCTCCAAAGGCAGCACCCGCACTTGATAAACCAAAGATGAGTTCACCAGACGACATCTTGGCAGCTATCCGTGCTCGCAAGATGGGCGGACAGTCCTAAAATCACACAGTTAGCAAGGCGGGGTTGAGCAATCAATCCCGTCTGCTCTAGCGCTCACAGGAGAATCTCATGAAACCATATGATCTATCAAAATTCCGTAAGGACATCACCAAAGCTATCCCAAGCCTCAGTGTGGGATTCCACGATCCAAAGACTTGGATCCACAGCGGTAACTATGCATTAAATTACGCTATCAGCGGCGACTTCAAGCGAGGCATCCCGCTGGGCAAGGTTACCATGTTTGCTGGCCAATCTGGATCAGGCAAGAGCTACATCTGCAGCGGTAACATCATACGCAATGCACAGAAGAACGGCGTGTTTCCGATCTTGATCGATACTGAAAATGCCCTTGACGAGAAATGGCTGCAACCTCTTGGTGTAGATACCAGCGAGGACAAGCTGCTCAAGGTCAACATGGCCATGATCGATGACGTTGCTCGCTTGATGAGTGACTTCATGAAGGACTACAAGGCCAGGTTTGATAAAGAAGATCCAGAAAATCGTCCAAAGATCTTGTTCGTGTTGGATTCATTGGGCATGTTGCTGACTCCCACAGACGTCAACCAGTTTGAAGCTGGCGAGATGAAAGGCGACATGGGCCGTAAGCCAAAGGCTTTGGCATCCTTGGTTCGTAACACAGTCAACATGTTTGGTGAATATGATGTGGGATTGGTCGTGACCAATCATACCTATGCCAGCCAAGACATGTTTGATCCAGACGACAAGATCTCAGGTGGACAGGGCTTTATCTATGCTTCATCTATCGTTGTTGCTATGCGCAAGCTCAAACTAAAAGAAGATGAGGAAGGCAAGAAGACCTCTGACGTGCGTGGTATCCGTGCAGCTTGTAAGATCATGAAGACGCGCTATAACAAGCCGTTTGAATCAGTTGAGATCAAGATTCCCTGGGACACTGGCATGGATGAATACAGTGGTCTCATCGATCTCTTTGAAAAGAAGGGCGTGTTGGTCAAGGATGGTAACAAGCTCAAGTACACTGACAAAACTGGCAAGGAACATAAGTACTTCCGGTCTGGCGTCACTAATGAGCTGTTGGATCTCATCATGACTGAATGGGACGAGAGCAAGGTTGTGCTTGCTCAGGATCTATCCGACACAGATGGCGACGACACAGAGATTGCTGCATCGGAGGATTGATAGATGAATGCAAGTGCTAGCCTATTGCTAGAAGTTTGGGAAGTGGTGAGTGAACTGCTTCCCAACAACAAACGAGAAGACATGGCTCGTAAGTTGGTCAACATATTTGCTGACAAGGGCATGGACAGGGATGACTTTGAAGCCATTCACGGCGAAGATGAGCACCTTGACAGCGCCATTGAAGCACAGTACACTGGTGAGTCGGGTGGTTATGACGACTACGACGATGATCTAGAATACGAGGACGAGTGATGACAATGCCAGGAGTCACTGACTCTGTTTCAATCCAAGGCGATATATTCATCGAGCAGCTGCAGAAGAAAGTTGAAGATGCCATAGCTTCTCGCGAAGCAAAGGACATCGCTATAGCTCAGCTTGAAGTGCAATTTGCTATGCTTCAATATCTCCAAAGGCTTGATTGGAAACTGTGGGAACTTTACAACAAGTTCGGTATCTAAATGTGGTATAACAGGATAGTCGATGACATTGGCCAGTTGCCTGATGCCATCGACTACTTTCAAAAACAACTTGAAACTGCTTGGGTTGAAGCCAAGATCGTTGGAGGCATAGAGCGTGCTGCACAAGAACTCAGCGGTATCATGGCCTATCGCTTTGGCCAACTACAAGAGTTAGAAGCCATACTCAAGCATCTCAATATCAAGTATGACAAGATACGCAGCGATCACTATCGCAGATATCTGGAAAGATACCAGCGGGAATTGACGGATCGCGCCATAGAAAAATACATTGATGGTGAGGATGACGTGGTAACAATGGCTACTCTGATCAACGAAGTTGCGCTGGTGCGTAACAAATATCTTGCACTGATCAAAGGTTTAGACGTCAAACAGTTTCAGATCAGCAACATCGTGCGCTTGCGAATCCAGGGCATGGAAGACGCTCACTTGGACACTAGGGGCTAAATCTGCTGGAATTTTGACGGTTTTTTCGCTATTTTTGCCAATGATTTCAAAGGTATATTTTGGAAAATCAGTGGTTGACAGCCTGTGGCACTGTGCTAATATGCACATAACAGAGCAACAGCTACGGAGATTCCAATGGAACAGTTTGTGCGCATTAGCTCGGGTTGGACCCGCGGCGGAGCTACTATTACAGATCGTTCGTTCCTCTTGCTGGACAATCTCAAGCGCGACAAGGATGGCATGTACATCACCGTAGAGAGTGACGGCGGCGCTGATCTCCGCGCAGGACGTAACCGTGTTTACATGGAAGGCATCCACTGCTTCCAGCCAACTACCAAAGATGCAGCGCAGCATTTCTCCGTACCTGTCATGGACAAGACAGACGAGGAGATCGCACACGATCAGCGTGAGACTTTTGAGATCCTCGGTGAGATGACCAAGGCTGTGGCTAGCAACACGGTTAAAGGACTTGTGGTTAGCGGTCCTGCTGGCATTGGTAAGAGCCACACTGTGGAAACTACCCTGCACGAAACGCTTGAGATGCTTGGACGTCTCACCGGACAGGGACAGATGTATGAAGTTATCAGCGGCGGCATCAGCGCTGCTGTGCTCTACGAGAAGCTGTGGGAGTATCGCGAGGAGAGCCAAGTGCTGGTGTTTGACGACTGCGACGGTGTGCTCTACGACGAGGACAGCTTGAACGTGCTCAAGGCAGCGCTGGACAGCAAGAAGACGCGCCGCATCAGCTGGAATACTCGCAGCTTGCATCTGGAACGCAAGGACATCCCCAACAGCTTTGAATACAAGGGCGGTGTGATCTTCATCACCAACGTGAAGTTTGACCAGGTCAAGAGCGCACGCATTGGCAACCATCTGGAAGCTATCGTTAGCCGCTGCCACTACATGGACATTGTCATTGAGACTGCTCGCGAGAAGCTGCTGCATATTCGCAACGTGGTTGAGCGCAGCAACATGTTGGGTTCATATGGTTTTGACGAAGATACCAAGACTGAGATCATGGACTATGTCAAGAACCATAGCCGTGTGCTTCGTGAACTTAGCTTGCGCATGGTGTTGAAGATCGCTGATCTGCGCAAGGCTATGCCTGGCAACTGGCAGCGGTTTGTTGAAAAGAACTGCCACCGCAAGGTAGCATGAACGCAGTAAATATCCGCCATGGAACCAGAGACAGACAAGGATCACTACTGTGCTGCCCCGTTTAGGCACATGGTGGTAGAATCAAACGGTAGCATATCACCCTGCTGTCTCTGGAACAACGGTAACGGTATCACAAACATAGGCGAGCGCGATCCTTTCAACCAAACATTGATGCAGAACATTCGCACAGACATGCTGCTAAACAAGCGTTTGGATGGATGCCGAGAATGCCATCTCCGAGAAGAGTCTGGAGTGAGAAGTCTCCGCACTGCCTTCAATCTAGACTATGGTCATACCGTTGAGCCAGAACTGCGTTACATTGAATTCAACTTGGGCAACCTCTGCAATCTCAAATGCCGCATGTGCGGTTCTTGGAGCAGCAGCAAATGGGCAGCAGATGAGATCGCGTTGGGATTGGTTCCGGGCGATCTAGTGAGGCCACAGATCTCTTTGGTTTTACCCTATGTAGATACCATAGACAAGATCAGGTTCATAGGCGGTGAACCAAGCCTTGAGCAGGACGCTATCGTTGAACTGTTGACACACATACGCCATGCTAAGGGATCTCTGAGTCACCTGCGAGTAGATATCACCACCAACTGCATGGTTCTTTTGGAACCTCGATTGATTGATCTACTTTCTCAGTGTAGGCGTGTAGAACTGCAATGCAGCATTGATGGATTTGACAAGGTCAATGATTATCAACGTACTGGTGCCGATTGGCTTACGATTACTCACAACCTAAAATGGTATCAGGAGAACCTGCCTCCGGTGTGCGAGACCATGATACTGACCAGCTGGACCATACTGAATGTCAATTCAGCTATCCAATTCATGTCATACGTAGAAGAGCAGTTACCTCGTTTTTATGTATGGGGTCATCTGGTCAGAGACCCTGCATACCTGGACTTGCGCAATGCGCCAGCAGACATGAAAAACAAGATCATTGATCTGTTGGAACAATGGAAAACGCTTGATCATCTGCATTGGATCATACATAACAAGCAGGTTTTGAGTTCACAGCTTCAACGAGAACCGTTGTTGTCCTGTGACCAAGTTCTTGCTTGTATTGCTAGGCTTGACAGCATACGGCAAGAAGATTTTGCAGTGATCGATCCAGAAATGCACCAAGCGCTAGTTGCTGCTTGCAAAAAAATCAACTAGGCATAAACTAATACTGAGCTGTGTGCCATCAGAAGAGCAGCCGCTGATGGGAATCTGCCTAGGATCAACAACCAGGGTCCGCACAGCTGGCAACTCGGGAGCGCGGGCCTTGAGCCCAGTCGTCCAGCGCATCTATCGAGTATCGCCTGGTGGCGAGGAATAGTGGCTGTCTGCTTTTCTATGCTGGAGCAGAACAGCAGCCTAGGTCCCGGGACCTGACGGCGCTACTATACGGCATGGTCGTGACGCTGGGTGCGTAGGCTTGATAAGCGCCAGCTGCGTGAGCAGGTGGTATTATGCGGCAGTGAACGGACCTACGATAAAGGTCGCCGGAGGAGTGGACGCTTGCGTAACCGGCTCTTGCATCTTTGAGATATGGTGACTATATTATAGCAGTTAGCACTGCCACTCATGGAGTGCTAATGCTTCCATTTAACCAAGGAGAAAACGATGGAACTGAGACCGCTTAATAATCGGGTCATAGTGAAGCGCGTGGACGGTGAAACTGTCACGAAGGGCGGCATCGTCATCCCTGACACCGCAGCAGAAAAGCCAGATCAGGGCACTGTGATTGCTGTGGGCAAGGGTACCAAGGATGATAGCGGCAACTATATCCCGCTGGACGTTAGCGTGAACGATCGCGTGCTGTTTGGCAAATATGCAGGCACTACGATCAAGATCGACGGGGAGGATCTACTCGTCCTCAAAGAAGAAGAAATTTTTGCCGTTATTGAGAACTAAGGAGAAACAACATGGCAGCTAAAGACGTTATTTTTGGCGACGACAGTCGCAAGAAGCTGTTGGCAGGTATTGACATCCTGGCCAACGCAGTTAAGAGCACGCTGGGTCCAAAGGGGCGCAACGTGGCATTTGAGCGCAGCTATGGTGGACCATTGGTCACCAAAGACGGTGTGACCGTGGCCAAGCAGATCGAGCTCAAGGACAAGTTCGAGAACATGGGCGCCCAGATGGTGCGCGAAGTGGCAAGCAAGACTGCTGATAACGCAGGTGATGGTACTACCACTGCTACGGTGTTAGCACACAGCATGATCCGTGAAGGTCTCAAACTGGTTGCTACTGGCATGAACAGCATGGACATCAAGCGCGGCATGGAAAAGGCAGTAAGTGCTGCTATCGCAGAGCTTGATCAGCTGAGCAACCCTTGTCAGACTGATACCGAGATCGAGCAGGTTGCTAGCCTATCAGCCAACAGCGATCACGAGATTGGACGCATGATCGCAGCTGCGGTACAGAAGGTAGGCAAGGAAGGCGTGATCACCGTTGAAGAGAACAAGAGCCTTGACACTGAACTCAACATCGTGGAAGGCATGCAGTTTGATCGAGGTTACATCAGCCACTTGTTCGTGACCAACCAGGAAAAGATGCAGGTTAATCTCAGTGATGCCTACATTCTCATCCACGACAAGAAGCTGAACAATCTCCAGACTATCATTCCTGTGCTGGAATCTGTCATGCAGACTGGCAAGCCGCTGTTGATCATCGCAGAGGACATTGAAGGCGAAGCATTAGCAACGCTGGTTGTCAACAAGCTGCGCGGAGTGCTGCAGGTTGCAGCTGTAAAGGCTCCTGGCTTCGGTGATCGCCGCAAGGCCATGTTGGACGACATTGCTACGCTTACTGGTGGCACTGTTATCAGCGAGGACATGGGACTCAAGCTGGAGAAGACCACGATCGCAGAACTTGGTCGTGCCAAGAGCATCAAGATTGACAAGGACAACACCACCATCATCGACGGTGCTGGCGACGCACAGGCTATCCAGGATCGCATCGCTCAGATCAAGGCTCAGATCGACGATACCACTTCAGACTACGATCGCGAGAAGCTGCAGGAACGCCTTGCTAAATTGGCAGGTGGTGTTGCTGTGATCAAGGTTGGTGGCGCCACTGAGGTTGAAGTCAAGGAAAAGAAGGACCGTGTGGATGATGCACTGCATGCCACTCGTGCAGCAGTTGAAGAAGGCATCGTACCAGGCGGCGGTGTTGCGTTGATCCGTGCTCGCAACGCC